TTCGTGTGTGGGGCAAAGATATACGGGCGTTCAGGTACGTCAATCTAGTGGTCAGGCATTCCAGTTGGTGTTTTGGGGATTGGAAACTGCGTGCATCGGCCGGTCTGTTTCGTACGATTCGTGCATATGTATAGCGAGGTCTTTGCATATGTCAACCAAGGAAACGACTCAGCGTTCCAAGCACAAAGTCAATGCTGTGGGCCACTGCCTGGGCGAGTTCCGAGTCAGTGCCAAGCTGCTGGCCGAGGCGGATGAAGACGAGGGCTTGAATCAGTCGGTCTGCGTAGCGTTTCATCGCGTGGCCCTCCTTGGCCGAGAGAATCCTGTGTTTTTAAGTGCCACCCGTTTTGCAGCTGTCGGCAGGCCGGGTGGCCCCACCTTTTTGGCTAGTTCGAGATTACGTCGCGCTCGTGATAGCACTCTGCCCAGTGAAACGACTGGATAAAGCCGGTGTCCAAGTGGACAAGCAGGCGTTGACTGTCAAATTCGCTCTTTGCCAATACGTGTCCCCATGTCATGAGGGCAAGCACCCTGTCTCCTGGCCTGTAGTCATCACAGCATTTTGTTGCGTCGCTCATGTTGGCTCACCTTTCTCCTGCATTGAATCGCTCGACGATGGTCTGCACTTGCTGGCGAGTGTAGCCGTGGTAAGCCAGAGCCTGATCGTTGGCGGTCAGCTTGGCGAACGTCGGAGCCCAGTTGTTGTCCACCGCACAGAAGGCCTGGACGGGCGACAGGATCGTGCGGGCGGGACGGTTGCCGGTCGGCTTGCTGCGAGCCATCTTCGTCAGCGTGGTGCTCGGAAGGAACGTGCCGCCAGCGTAGAATTCGCCATTCTTTCCGATCTCGCCACCAATCTTGGCTCGCGTCGCTGTGGTCATCGTTTCGTCTCCGGTTCGTGGCTGCGAGTCTCACTTGCTCGCATGCCCCAATCATATCGACCGATCTTTGCATATTCAATAGGGGCAAATCACGGGGAAAACCGCATTTTTGAAAAAAATCTTTTCAGCCCCTGCCCTTTTTGGCCGGTCGTGCTGACTTTGCGGACAGCTTCTTGGGCTTTTTCGGCTCGTCCTGCTCTGGCTCGACTTGCTGGCTGCGGTCACGACCACGAGGAAAGCCGACGCCAGCTGGCTTTGCTGCCTCGTCTTCCAAGAACTTCTCAACGCTCTTGCGCTGGATCATCCAACCGTGACCTGGAATCAATGTGCCAGCCAGCCGCTTGCCGTTTGGCCGAGGCTTGTCCTCGTCATAGGCAAGGCGCGTAACGGTGCTGGCAGATCGAGCGCCGATCTCGTCCATCACTTGCCGCACGGTCATGTAACCCGCGAAAGGGTTTGCCATCGCTATCATCCCTTCAATCATATCGACGAATCAATGCAAAGCAAACCTACGCCATCTCTCAGCTGCTGTCTTTCACCACACCATCACAGACCGCAGGGTCAACCTTGGTCCGTTCACTCGAAACGCTGTACACTATCAACTCACCCCAAACGGGGCGATTGTTCTAGCGGATGGGGTGTAGATCAGACCGCCGTCCACTAGTGTGCAGCGTTAAGAGCGGACAAACCGCCGACTTGAACGTCCGTACACTAGTTTCTACAATCGCCTCCAAACCCAAAGGAGACGATGAAATGACCCTTCGAGAGTTGCTGATTGACCGTGTCGCGCCGCTGAAGAACCTGTCCGACCGATCCGTGAAGATGTACGAATCGACGCTGGACAGGTTCCGTGACTTCCTCGGCCACGAGCCGACCGTCGATGACCTAGACGACCTGACAGCCGCCAAGTTCCTCCGGTGGCGGCAGACGCACCAGCACAGCCGCTTCAAGCTGATCTCGCCGGCCAGCTTGGCGAAAGACTGTGCCCACCTTCGCAGCCTGTGGACGTGGCTTGCCAAGAAACGCTGGAAGCGGTCGGACGGCGAACTGCTCGAGTTCCCAGACTTTGCCAGGCCCAAGGTGCCAAAGCCCGTGCCGAAGGCGTACAAGGCTGAAGAGCTAGCCAAGCTGGTCGAGATGGCCCGCCGGCGGAAAGGGGCTGTGGCGGGCAAGCCAGCCGCCTGGTACTGGGTGACGAAAATTCAAGCACTTTTCCAGACCGGTGAGCGCATCGGTGCGGTACTTCAGCTTAGGTGGTCGGAAGTGGATCTTGATCGGCACACGCTGACGTTCCTTGCAGCCACCCGCAAAGGCCACAGGGAGACGATTACACGCCCGATCACGCCGCAGTTGTCCAAGATGCTGGCAACCCAGAAAGGCCCGCCAGAGGCTCGCGTGTGGCCTTGGCTTGATGATCGGGAAATGCTGTCGTGTTACGCGTCGTTACGGGTGCTGTGTCGGTGCGCTGACGTGCCGTACAAGCCTTTCCATGCCATCAGAAAAAGCACAGCGAGTTATCTGAAGAGGGCTGGAATCTCAGCCAAAAAGCAGCTTGGTCATTCCTCGGAGGAAATGGCGGAAAACCACTACTACGACGAGGAGATCACGGGCAGGGAATCCAATCTGGACTACCTACCCGACATCGACAAGCCGCACGAGCCGCCAGCGGCGTGACCCTTGACCAGTTCTGTCAAATGCCCGTGACGTCGCCCGGCTGGCCGGCAGCGGATCGATAAACCGTGTCGCCTACCCAGCCGGGTGGCGTTCCATGTTCAGGAATTTGGAAAATGCCCCACGCCATCCTCCGCTTCCGCCTCCCTGACGAGCAGTCCGAGTTCGACGCCGCCCGCCAGGGCAGCGAGGCGAAGGCGGTGCTGTGGGACGTTGACCAATACTGTCGCTCGATCTGCAAGCACGGCTCACCGTCAGCGGAAACGCGAGAGCACCTAGAGCACATACGGCAGTTGATAGGCGAGACGCCTGGGCTGGTGGAATGATGACGCCTAGCCGTCAAACAAGTGCATCTTCGCCAACTGCCTGAGCGCCATCGCCTCAACCCGTGCCTTGCTGCCCGGCTGCGACGGCAGCTTGTCCGGCGGCGTCATGAACACTTCGATGTCCTCTGCCAGCGAAGCCGCCCGGTGCTCAACCTCACGCACCGTATCGAGCACGAGCGTGTGGTCGCCAGATTTAGCACGCTCGCACAACTCGCCCTGCCCGCCCTTGCGTGGATCGTAGAGCAGTTCGATCGTCCATGTGATGCGGGCACCGACGCGAGCGAGTTGCGTCAACCACTTCCGCAGCTGCGGCGAGAGACGCTCAGGCATACGACGCTTTTTGCCCTTCGCCGGTGGCAATTCGTCGTCGCTCAGGAGTGACCGCTGAACCTCGCCCATGCAGCGAGTCTGGCGAACGTGTCAAGTCTTTCGGGCTTCCCGGCACGCCTGACGCATCCATGTGCGGTTTGCCATGCTCTCGAACCACAGGCGTGCGAACGATTCCACGGCGTCAGTGCCGACATCGCCGTAGAGTTTCTGTAGCTCTGGCGAATCGCCCCACATCGCCTCGACGTCTTCTCGCACCTTGGCGATCAGCACCTTGGCGTCACGCACCGCTGCCATCTCGCTCTCTGGCTGCGAGCGTGCCAGCTTCGTCCAGTGCTCCGCATTCCAGCAGCGGCAGACGGCGTCCACGAACTCGTCAAATGCACGCCCAGCGGCAACGGCTCGCGGGCCGACTTCAGCACGCAACCGGCTCCGCAGATGCGGCAGCATCCCAGCCGGCGCGTCACTCACCGTCACCTCCCGCCCGCAGGCCGAGCAGGTGCAGCAGGCGTGAGCGACGCGCCGGGGGAGGCTTTGCACTTGCACGACGCAGGGCACGGGCACGGCGTGCGGTGCCCGTCGCCGTGCACGATGTACCCCTTGCCGCCGCAGTCGGTGCAGCACCCCGGCTTAGGCTCTGGCTTCGGCTCTGGAGCCTTGTCCGGTGCCGTGGCGGCATAGGCGACGCTGACCGCCGCCGAGGCTCTAGGAGCCTCCTGGTCGATCTGTGCGGGATCAGCCGACAGGCTGGCGAGGATCGAGAGGAGCCATTGCCACATGGTTCACCATCCTTGCCCGTGGTTGAGGACACGATGCCCGTTCTCGTCGACTCGTGCGTGCACGACGTAGCGTGCCTCTTGCGGTGGCTGCTCCGCGAACATCATCGCCCACAGTCCGAGGCGGGCGAGCCGCTGGATGATCCGAAGAACCGGGCGGCTTGGCTCAGGCTTCACGGGCGAGTAGTCCGATGTCGCCGCCCACCACGTCAGCATCACGGCGACCAGGCCCACGACGACGGCTGTCTGAATCTCACGCTTGCTCATCGGTCGTCGCTCCACAACGAGTAAACGAACATCACCACGACGGCACCTATCACCGAGCCGATCAGCCCGGCGGGAGCGTCACCGAACGGCAAGCCGCCAGCGAGAGAGCCGATGATGCCGAGTCCAATCGTCGGCACCCAGCCTTCAGGGCACTTGCCAGGGTAAAGCCACTTGGCGATGCCGCCTGCGACGGCACCGAATACGAGCCACATGACAAGCGACATAGGCACTCCTAGAGTCCGAGGTGGTATACGTCTGCAATGAGCCTGGCAGGCGACGGCTTGCGAGCCTGCTTCTCTGGCGGTGCCGGTGCGAGCCAACCGCCGTGGTCAAGATCTCTGTAGCGGAAGTTCACGCCGCTGATGCTGAACGAGTCTTGACCGGCGAGCATGGCATCGACGGTCTCACGGCTCACCCAGAACGAGCCGTCAGGCTGGTCGCTCGGCCACTTCGGGCCGCCGTTGAAGACGCCCCACGAGTTGAGGCACAACAGCCCGTCACGCTTGCCTTCGTTCTTGGCGTAACGCACAGCAACGAAGCACATGCAATGCGCCCAGCTGCCCTGCCGTGGCGAGAATCCGTCGGCGTCACGCTGCGACGAGAAGCCAACGCCACTGCACACCGGAACGGGGTAGCCGCTCTCGATGCTCGCTGCCGCTTCGTCAAAGTTCCGAACCAGTGCCACGTTCTTCGCCGTGGTCTTGTTGGCGAGCCGCGCGAGTGCCAGCCCGTTGGCACCTCCGCCACACAAAAGGTTTCCCCATTCCTTCGCACGCTGCGGGCTGTAGGTTGTCAGGTCAGCGCCAGGATACGGCTGGCGAAACAGGATGCCGCCGACAGTCTGATCCTTGCACTTGCCAGCCACCCAGCGTGCAGCAGCGCCGCCATAGCTGCCATCGCTGTAGCCTGCCTGCGTCACTGGCGGAAGCCTGCCGGCGGTTCTCGATCCTGAATACAGTGGCTCGGTCGCCACGAGTTTCGGCGGCTCTGGCAATTCACCCTCTGCCCAATCGACGCACTGTCCGACATAGCTCCCCATCGCCCATCCGAACGACACGCAGTCGCCGATGCCCTGCTTCCACGGACCAAACGGCTTGCCGTAGACCTGGCGGTGAGCACGGTCTGCGAAGCGATAGAGAAACGTGTCTTTCTGCTTGGCGTTCTTGATGACTTCCTTCGCCGCATCAGAGAAGAGCGGCTGGTCGAGTTCAGCTAGAAACGCCTTCGTTCCCGCCGGGTCTGGCGTGTAGCCGAACTGCCCGTCAATCCGCGCAACGACACGGTGCGTGGCACGCTCAACGAGCGCCCCGAGAATCGCCATCACGATCACGAACGTGACGGCACCGATAGACCAGCGGTTAGCGCGTGACATCGGCAGCAGCCCTCGACAGGTCACGCAGAGCAGCCACCCAATCCGCTCGGCTCTCTGGCGTCACAGGCCCGCCAGAAGATCCAACGGCGTCATCGAGGAACCGATGCACGGCTTCCCTGACGTGAGGCTGACGGGCACCGATGCTGTCGCCCTTGCACCGAGCCTCACGGGCGGCGATCCGCAGTTCGTCAAACGCCACGCCCGTCTTCAGTCGTTGGTCGTGCGTGCCGTCGTACTCGATGCACGACGCCAGCTCATCGCAGAGAGCCGAGAGCGTGGCAGCATCAGCGGCAGCGGTCGGGCCGACAAACTTGCCACGCAGCGTGAACGCATCCGGCGGCACCGGCTCTGGGGTGGGGGAGGGTGTATTCGAGCGGCTCGGCATAAAGGCAATCGCCGCAGCGACGAGTAGAGCGAGCACGGCGACGTGCTTGCCGTCGATGGTCGGCATCTTCGCCGTAGCCACGAACGCCTTCGCCTTCTCGGTGATCTGCTGACCGGCGAGCAGATAAGCGGCGAACGCCACGAGCAACGCTGTAATCACGCAGAAGCCCTCACGAGCGGCAGAAGAGATTCAATGGCACCAGATGCCAGGGCGAGCACAAACGCCCGCAGGGCTGGCCGCAGGATCGCCCAGAACGGCCACGCCACCAGCGGCAGGCACGACACGGCTACCGTGTCGAACAGGACGGCGACAGCCTCCAACGCCAACGCTTTCTTGTCCGCACCTGAGAGCGTCGATACGCCGTCGAGCGACTTGACCGAGAGCCGAAGCAGGGCGACCATCAGCCGCCCGAACTCCTGCCACGTCAGACCATCCGCCGCCGTGCGCCGGGCATCGGCGAGGAACGACGATATTTGTGCGTCGATGACGGCGACGGCGGATGGATTGTCTGCCATGCCGCCAGACTAGGGTGGCTGGGCGGAATCCTAGACCGGCTCTGCCCGTTCCTGCTCACGGTGCAAAACGAGCGCAATCGCCGCATAGCAGGCGATGTCTTGTAGAGTGTCCTCGATGCCGTCGAACTCGCATTTCCCACGCCGGAAATACGCCTTGAGCCGGTGCATCTTGTCCGAGATTCGCAGGATGCAGCCCGCCCACGCTGGCATATTCACAACGTCGGCACTGTTGCGGATGTTGCTCAATGCGTCTTCGTCAACGCCGTAGTCCATCGTCTTCCGCAGGTGCAGCGTCCGCAGTTCGTCGAGCACGGCGAGAAACTCCCGAGAGCCTGGGCGGATGTCGTCGTGTTCATCGGCAAGGATGCTGTCACCCGTCCACCGGATGTCGTCCGGTGCCGCTTCCATCTCTCGCTGCCCTTGCAGAATCCAATCCGCCGGCACCGACTCCTCTCGCTCGGCGGCGTACTTCTCGGCGCTCGCCTGCGTGATCTCCCGCCACCGCTCCGGTGCGTCGTCGTCCTTGGCGTGGCACTTGCCACCGTCGCAGCATCCGCCAGCTAGACGGCTCTCCACTGCTGCCCGCAGTGCGGCGTTTGTGTCTTCCAGATTCGTGATCGTTCCTTGCATCTTGTTCCTTTCGATGAGAAGGCGAGCGACATCCGCCGCCAGTGATCCCGATGTGCCGCACCACTGTCCTTGATAGCGATACGCTCGCTGGCGTGCCTCGGCGATGTAGTCGTCAGTCAATTCGTATTCCATGCGTCAAGCCTTCTGCGTCCGCAGGTCACGGTCGCAGTAGATCGGCATGGCTTTCGTCACCTCGTGCCGCCCGTGGTCAATGACGATGCACGCCTGGCACGGTGGCTCATACGCTGCCTTGATCCTTGTGGCATATGCCGAGTGCCCGATGACGCTTCCGTTGGCGACGTAACGACCAGCCCGCAACCACTGGAACTGGTGCCAGTGACCAAAGCACGTCAGATCCGCACGCTTCACAGCGTCCCACGCCGCAATAGCTTTGTTGGTCGGAATTGTGATGCCGCCGATGCCACCGCCGTACTTAATGGCGTGGCCGTGATGAAAGCGGATCAGGAACCCGTCAAGATCGAGATAGTTCAGATAGCCGGTGCCAACCTGCCACCGGACATTCTTGCGGCTCTCTGCCGCTGCCATCGTCAGGTATAGATTCTGCTCGAACGAGTGCTCTAGCTCCGTGCCGATGCGTAGCTTTTCGGTGCTTCGCCCGTGGTTGCCGCTGTTGGTGGCGACGATCACTTCGCGTGCGTTCTCTGACACGGCGTCAAGGAATCCACGCAGCCGGGCACCAATCCATCGGGTAGCCGTGAGCGGTGCCAACTGTGCAAGCTCTGCTGTGTCGTCGTGGATATGCCCAGAGATGAAGTCGCCGCCGAGCCAGACAACAACACGGTCGATCTTTGCCAGGCGTCGCTCGTGCTCAAGCAGCACGGCGAAGCGTTCCATCAGTTCGCTCATTCGCTGGTCGCACACGTCCAGGCTGTAGTCGTTCAGCCCGTTGACCGTGTCAGGGTCGACACGCTCTTCGGCGTGGATGTCCGAGAGCAGCACGACCATCGTGGCGTCGTGTTTCTTGCGTACCGTTTTTGGTACATCCTTCCGCCGCACAGGCTCGATGCCAGTGAGACCGGCGATTGTGTCGGCTCTCGCACGCTCGGCGTCGATGGCTTGTAGAGCCGCCTTGTAGCGTCCCTTGGCGTCAGCCAGTTCGCTACGCAGGCGTGCAATCTCGGCGTCGGTTGCAAGCCGTGACGCCGCTGCAACATCCTCTGCGATCCTGTCGGCTATTTTCTTCGCAGCCATTCAGACAACTCCTTCTCTGAGACAATGTGCCACCCGCTTGCAGCCGCTTCTTCTCTCAGTGCTCGTGCCACGGACGCCGATGATGCGGAGCCATAGCCGCCCGCCTGGAACCGCCTGCGGATCTCAAGCACGCCGTCCCGGTCGTCATCGCTCAGGCGATCCATCCACGTCGCCGGCTTGGCTGGCTTCACTCTCTCAGCTACGGCGTCGGCTAGTGCGACGCTTCGGCTTTTCGTCTTCACGCGGCGGCTCCTTTTCCTCCAGGTGTATCCACCCGTCATCGTCAGGGATGCCGCCGCCGACGTGCTCCTCGTCGTCGTCGTCGAGGTCAGGCGGCAAGATCACCGCCTCGGCTGGCTTTGGCTTTGCGCGTCCCATGCCACCTAGCGTGGCAGGCGTGTCAAGCGGATGGAGCCTTGCCCCACTTGCCGGCCGGGCACTCTTGGTCGGCCCACGACAACTTGCTGACGTAGCCAGCCGCCCTCGACACAGGGCATCCGCACAGGTTGCAGGCGTTGTCCTGGAGGTGCTCGCACGTCAGGCAGATGTCGTGCCGCCGGATGATCTCCTCGTCGCTCGCCATCGGCATCCCGGCGGCGACGTGCGAGACGGCAGCGCTGGCGAAGTTGCGGACCTTGGTGAGGAAGCTGGTGGCGGCACTGGATTCAGTCGCAGCTATGTTGCTGCAGTTATGGTCAATCGCCATAGAATCGCTCCGTATCATGAGTCGTATCGCAGCCTCAGTGATCCGCTCAGCTTAAATACCGGCGGGTCAACAAGCGTTTGCCCGGTCAGTGGGTAACTTTCAAGACCGGAGCCAAGCTGGCTTGAGATGAAAAGAGTCTGCTCGCTTGCCGTTACGCACTTTGCAAAAGTTGACTCCGAATCCGAGCCTGCCGTGGACAGCTGCACAAAGCCAGAAGCGGTCGCCGTGACAGTTGGATTCACAAGCACAATGGGCTGGGCCGCAGGGTCGGTAATTGTATTTGTGAGCGTCATTGTGCTACTGCTAAACATAAACAGTCGAATTTGGAAGCACGAATTAGAGCTTGTTTTGCAGAACGACGAGCCCCCATTCGGCGTAATCTCAACCAGTATTTTGCCAAACGCAGAAAAATAAAAATCCTGCCTATATATGCCGCTGGTCCTGTTGAAATACCCAAGGTTGTACAGAGGGTTTGCCCAGTACAAATACTCAGACCTGGCTGTGTCAATCACGTCGTTGCTTGCGCTGGATAAGTTCCACGCGCTCTCTACGCCCGATAACTCATACGACAGATTTTCAGCACTGGACCTATCAATAGGCCGAAACTCGTGCTCTCCAATCGGAGCAAAAGCCGGGGCCACCGTCTGCGTGTTGAGGTAAGCAACCGACAGCCTGTCAACAACGAGACTTCCGTATGCGATCGACGCCAACTTCTGACCAGCTGTTAGCTGGCTTGCGGGCGATGCCGTTGGACCATAGACAAGCGTCCCTGGCGAAACTACTTCAACGTCAAGCCGTAGCGTTGCGCTCCGAAATATAAACGGTGGCGGGCAGCAGCACGGGCTACAGCTTCCACCTAGCATTAGCCGCACTCCGCCGCTATCAAGATCCACTCGCTGCCAACGTAGGCGATGGCACAAGCCTTCGTGCCGCTCCCCGTCAGGCTGGCAAAGTAGTTCTGCACGTTGTCATAGGTCGTTCCGCTGTTCACGGCGTCGCTGACGGTCTTCGTGCTGCCCTTTGTCCAAGGCGCGGAGAACGTGCCACGCTTGATGCCTTGAGCGCCGCCCGCAGCAAGCCGCACCAGCGCCCACTTGCCCGTGCCGGTGCCTGATTCCTTCCACAAAATCAGCCCCTCGCCGCTCGTGCCCGTCTTAAGTTCAGCCGCCGACGCCTTGCACGCAGCGAACTTGTCGTCTGCTTTGTCAACCTCGACCTTGCACTGCACCACGCCACCCACAGCCACGCGCCCGATCTTGCCTGACTCAATCGGCTCGACCGTCACGCACCACGCCGTCGTGGTTGCAGACGGCGTGCCACCCGTCAGTACGGGCATTTCCTCGAAGGACGCCGTAGCACCTCCTGACGACGACGTTGGCGTGATCTCCATGCCAGTGATCGCCAGTACGCCCCAGCGAGCCACGGTGACGCTAGGCTTGCAGTAGACCCACGTGTACGGCTTCAGCACCGGCGAGCCGGGGACGCCTTCCGTGCCGGGGTTTGCGCCGAGCACCAGGTCGGCGGCGTCTTGCGCCCGGTTCCACGCACGGGCAGAGATCGCACCACGCAGCGGCTGGCCCGGCTCTAGGCGTCCGTCGGGGCGGGCCATTACGTCGTCCCTATGCCGAGAGCGGAGAAGTCTGCGGGTCGATACACCTGATTGACGTAGACGGCTTTGGGCTTCTTCAGCAGCGTGCTTGAATCAACGGCGTCTTCGTACCGCACCCATAGGTATTCGTGGCCTTTCTTGGCGACTCCGGTGATGTCGCCAATCGTTTCGCCAGTGACGTTCTTGGACGCCACGAACCGAAACGAGAGCGACCACGGCCCGCGCCCCTTCTGATCGTCCCATTCTTGCGAGCCAGAGCACCCGACAAACAACACTTCTCCAGCCTCAAAACCACGAAAGGATGCGTTGTTCGTCGTGCCGGTGACGCCAGCGACGCCACGAATCCATGCGCTTGTCACGTACGCATTGGGTACGTCGTACGACTCCTGCCACTGCAACTGAGGCACAACCACATCGACGCCGTTCACGCCGTTTGAATCGACGCCAATGGCTTTCTTCTGGTCTGGTGCGCCTGCGCCGAACCGTGACTCGGCATACGCCTGCGTCAGATGTTGCGTTCCGCCCGTCGTGTCGAACGACCGAGCACGCTTCAGCGGCTCCGTGCCATCCTCAGCGCCGCCTTTCTCATACGAGATCGTGACCTGCCACGCCTTGTCACCGAGGTAGCTGACGCCGTACTGCTCGGCGGTTAGCTGCATGCCCGGCACGCCTGGATACTGCCAGTACGCACCGTTCGCCGTGATCTCGGCGTTGATCTCGGCGTGCAGCACCGTATCGTCGTCGGTGCCGAAAACCTTGTACGACTTCGTGTAGCTGGAGGTCGCCTTCTTGCCCTTGCGGACAATCGTCGCCTGCCGTGAGTCGCCGTCTTCGATCCAAGTGAGTGGCATTAGGCTGCTACCTGTCCTTCGCCTGGAGCGTTCTTGGTGTTCTTGTCGATGCTCTCAAGTGCCTTCAACTGTCGTTCCGCCAGCGACGAGCCGAAGCCCATGCCGCCAAGGTTGACGCTGGAGAACGTGCCAGCCACTTCGCTCTTGCTCATCGCAGAGTCAGAACCGGCAGCACCGGCACCGGCGGTCGCAGCCTTCTCGGAAGACGACGCTGACGCAGAGGCGACATTCACACGAGAGAACGCTGCGTAGTAGGCGTCAAGCAGCTTCGACTCCATCTCGCCGCTTACGTTGCCACGCTCGATCAGTGCGTCCATGCTCGCACCGATGTTCGTGATCTCGTCCAGCGACGATGCAGAGGCAAGAGAGTTCAGGAGTTCAGCAGC